TGATGATCCTTTTTTTATTTTGAATGATGAGATTCGCTTATTAAAGGTACGGCAGTTTAGAATGATGAAACGTATCAAAGAAGCTGAAAAAGGACTAAATGATGAAGAAGTCGAACGCTTACAACAGCTAAGGAAAATTAAAACACCAGTTGAAAAAGACGGTAGAAAGCTAGAAATAAAACGTGAAGTTATGCAAGACGTTCAAGTAACTCGTAAAACATTTAGAAAGTTAGATGACATTTTAGCTATTGAAGATGCGTTGACTCGTGTTAGTAATCAATTAACTAAGTCAATTAAACAACTGAATGAATTATCATTAAGTCAAGACAAGAAAGTTCTGTTTGGCCGTCAAACTGAAAAATTAGATGCTGAAATTAGACGTCTAAAAATTCAAAATGGAGATATTGGACCAGAAGAAATTGGTGATGATGGCTTTATGGATGCTATTAAGAATATTGCGACTGATAGTGAGGTGTGGAATGATGACAACATCGAAACGTAAGCCTAAAACATCAGTTGTATTCAAATTTACTGCATTTTCTAAAAAACAAAAGCAAGTTTTATCTTGGTGGGAAAATCCTAAATATAAAGATAAAGAAGCTATTATTTGTGATGGATCTGTTCGTGCTGGTAAAACAGTTATTATGTCGCTATCTTACATCTTTTGGGCAATGGAAAGCTATGATGAAGAGCAATTCGGAATGGCTGGTAAAACAATTGGTTCATTAAGGCGTAACGTTATACGACCATTAAAAAAGATGCTTAGAGGTCGTGGCTATGCTGTTAAAGACAATCGAACAGACAATATCCTTGAAATAACTAAAAATAATAAAACAAATTATTTCTTTTTATTTGGTGGTAAAGATGAAGCTTCGCAAGATTTAGTGCAAGGTTTAACTGCAGCTGGCTTTTTCTTTGATGAAGTGGCTCTTATGCCACAATCATTTGTTAATCAAGCCACAGCTCGTTTATCCGTAGATGGCGCTAAATCATGGTTCAACTGCAACCCTGCTGGACCTCATCATTGGTTCAAACTTGAATGGTTAGACAAACTAACAGAAAAGCATGCTATTCGTATTCATTTTACGATGGAAGATAATCCGTCATTAAGTGAAAGAGTTATTGATAGGTATAAGCGAATGTATTCAGGGGTGTTCTATGACCGTTATATTCGTGGCCTTTGGGTTTTATCTGAAGGAATCATCTTCGATAATTTTGATAAAACTACAATGGTTGTTGATTTACCTGAGAACACTAATTATAAGAAAAGCTATGTTAGCGTCGATTATGGTACACAGAATGCAACGGTATTTAAGTTATGGAGCTTGCCAATAGATCCAAATGGTGATGACATGTCGTTTTGGTATTGCCGTGATGAATTCTATTATTCTGGACGCGAAAGTAGCAAGCAGAAGACAGATGCACAGTTTGTCGATGAAATGGAAAAGTTCTTTTCAACAAACAATTTAAGTAAAAAGAAAACAAAAATATTACTTGATCCATCTGCTGCATCTTTCAAAGCAGCTCTTAAACAATCTGGTTTTATAGTTAAATCTGCTAAAAATAATGTTTTAGATGGTATTAGAACGATGTTGTCAAACATGGACAATCAAAAAGTTAAATGGTCATCTAAGTGCAAGCATACCTTTATTGAATTTGGTTCTTATATCTGGGATGAAAAGGCAGCAGATAGAGGAGAAGATAAGCCAGTTAAAGAGCATGACCACTGCATGGACGCAGATAGATATTTTATTTATACAATTTTAAGAACTAAGAAAGGAGGCGTTTCAGTGTGGAAATAGAAACGGTCAAAAAGATTATCAAAGCTAACATCAAAAATTTTCCGTCGAAAGTAGCACAAATCAGAAAAAGTGAATTGTACTATGAAAATAAGAACGATATTCTGCGTAAACGTAACGTGGTTGACCGTAGTAACAAGGATAAGCAAAATGATAATCCTTTACGAAATGCTGATAACAGGATTAGCATGCCTTGGCATCAACTATTAGTGGACCAGAAAGCAGCTTATACTATGACGGTGCCACCGACTTTCGATTTGGGAAAAGAAGATTCCTCTAAAGAAATGAATAGAGAAATTGTTGCTATTTTAGGTGACCATTATCCGAAGGTTGCTAAAGATTTGTGTATCAACGCTTCAAATGCTGGGATAGCTTGGCTTCATATATGGAAAGATGAAGATTATAAAGACTTTTTTAGGTATGCTGTTGTAGATTCAAAGCAAATTATCCCGCTTTATTCCAAACGTTTGAGTAATAAATTAGAAGGTATTTTGCGTATCTATGAGGACTATGACGAATCAGGCAATACACTTATCATTTATGAATTTTGGAATGATAAAGAGTGTAGTGTATTTAAAAAGAAGAAGAAAGATACTTTTGAAAATATAGAAGAATATCCTATTTTTGATGTATATGATATCGGAACTTCTGAAAAGATTGGCACTACAAATACGTATTCACACGATTGGGAAAAAGTACCATTCATACCTTTTAGAAATAACCCCTCAGAAACTTCCGATTTACAAAAATATAAGAAATTAGTTGATGTGTACGATAAAGTCTATTCAGGATTTGTTAATGACTTGGACGATATACAAGAAATTATTTTTGTTTTAACCAATTATGGCGGTCAAGATAAACAAGAGTTTTTAGATGATCTCAAAAAGTATAAGATGGTTAAAGTAGAAGATGAAGAAGATGGCGGTAAAAGCGGAGTTGATACATTAGCTATCGAGATTCCTGTAGAAGCAAGAACAAAAATTCTCGAAACTACCAGAGAATTAATATTTTTACATGGTCAAGGGGTAGATCCACAAAAGAATATCGGCCAGAATAATTCGGGTTCTGCCCTAGAATATATGTATTCATTATTGGAACTAAAAGCATCTATGCTAGAAACGGAATTCAGTTTAGGTTTTGCAGAACTAGTTCGGTTTATTCTTAAATATGCTGGACATAATGAAGATGACAAAATAGAGCAAAAGTGGACTAGAACATCTATCAAAGATGATGCAAAAATTGCTGACATTATTTCAAAACTTTCGCCTGTCACATCAAAAGAAGCTATAGCCAAAAATAATCCTTTAGTAGAAGACTGGGAAGAAGAAGTTTCAAACCTCAATGGCGAAACAGTAGATGACTTCAATTCTATAGATAGTTATAGAAAAAAAGATGTGAACGAAGATGAGTAAACTTAACTATTGGCAAAAACGTATGCTTCAAGTTTCTATTGATCGTGATAAAGAAGATAGAGACTACATCAAAGAAATGGAACTTCGTTATGATTTACTAGCTAAGTCATTAAAAAGGACTATTGATGACTGGATTGCTAGGTATGCCAATGAACACAAAATTTCTTTTGAAGAGGCTAATGCACTTTTGGCAAAAGATGATTTGAAAAACTGGAAGATGTCTCTAGCTGAATTTAAAAGAAAAGCTATTGAAGGAGGCTACCTTCAAGAATTAAATGAGGAATATTTTAGATCTCGTATAAGCCGTACTCAACAGTTACAAAGGCAACTCTACTTTCAACTGGCTGAACAAGCGAATAAAGAAAATAGCGAAATGGCCACACATTTAATGGGGCAATTAGATACAGTATTTTTAAAAGATATTTATGAAATATCTGATAGAGGCCAAATTCCTGTACAATTTGCTAAATATAATGTTAGATCGTTAGAGGTCGCCATAAAAAAGCCTTGGTTAGGGGCAAACTTTTCAAAACGTATATGGAAGAATCATCTTAAAGTGTTACCAGATAAATTAGCTCGTTCAATGTCAATAGGTATTATAAATGGTTGGTCTACTGATAAAATAGTTGATGATATGATGAAGGGGATCGATAAGCAGTTACGTAACAGAATGATTTCACTTGTGCAGACTGAATCAGCTCACATTGCTGAGGTTGCAACTGATAATGCTATGAAAGAGACGGGTGTTGAAGACTGGGAGTGGTTAGCTACTCTTGAAGTTCATACATGTTCAATATGTGCATCACTCGATGGGGAAGTATTTTCAATAGAAGATAAGTCAGCTCCTGTAATTCCAGCTCATCCTAATTGTAGATGTACTAAAATTCCTGTCATCGTAGGTTGGCAATCATCTAAACGCTGGCAACGCGATCCTGAAACTGGTGTAGGTGAGATTAAAAGTCATAAATCATTTAATGAGTGGAAAAAAGCATTATCAAATAATAAAAAAATTGACTTAATAGAATTAAACAGGGATAATGTAGGTAACATAGACCGAATAAACAAAATGATTTCTCATACAAAAGATGCTGTTAATCAATACAAAGAAGCTACTGGTGTTGATATAATGGATTTATGGAGAAACAAAAATTATTCGGACAAATCGAATCCATATAATGATGAAAAGTCAAAATTTGTAAAATATTTGCTCAAAGAATATGGGTATGATGCACAACCAATTGTTGCTGAATCAGTATCAGAAGATATGGTACCTATTTACAGAGGGATACGCGATTTTACGGATGGTACAATGTCTTCCAAACAACAACTAGATCGCTTTATGCATGGCGACTTTGATATTTCGGGTGCTAAGACATCTACGCATGGTCGGGGTTCATATTTTACTGACTTCAAGCTTAAAGCGGAAGATTATTCTAATAGGGGCGTAAATGGCCGACTTATTAAAGCCTACCTTGGTGAAGAAATGAACCTTATTAGTTCGGCTGATCTTGATAGCGAATTACAAGCATTCTTGAAGATTAAAGATAATTTGGGGAAAGATGCTGAATATTATCATTTTATTACTTCAAGAAGTGGTTTTATGGATGCTAATAGAGAAATTTATGCCATATTAAGTGGGTATGACGGAGTCAAATTTGGAGCTGTATATAATATCCTAAATAGAGGAAAGTTGGTGGTGAAGAAATGAAAATTTTTATGCAGGACTTAGAACTTGCATTTAGTGAATTAAACGATGCTAATTATTCTGATGAAGTCTATCTGGCTTTTGACAATATGTTATCAAAATTGAAAGAAGATGAGCGAGGCTATGTTCATTTTAAAAAGATAGAAGAATTTTATTTTGATGGACTGACCAACGATGATAAACAAACTCTTGAAAAGGAAATTAATAAATACATTGTAGCTTAATAAGCACTCATTCATAATCGATTGAGTGCTATTTTTATGCCCAAAAATGAGGTGAAATTATGTGTGAAGATAAATATGACCATTTAGATGCAGACTATGAGGAATATTTGAGTCGATTACATGATGATACAAGGAGAAAAACAATGAAATTTTTTAAAACAGTTAATATTTTAGGAACAGACTATAAAATTTACAAAGAAACAACAGAAGCTGATAAGCCCTTCATGAAAGACGCAAATGGTGTAACTGACTATACTACTAAAGAAATTTTTATATCTGTTTTAGATGATGGAGATCCTAATAACTTTCAGAAGATGGAGGTATATGAAAATAGAACTATTCGTCATGAAATCGTACATGCAATTTTATTTGAATCTGGATTAGACCATAACGCTGACTGGCCCAGAAACGAGGAAATAGTTGACTGGATTGCTATTCAGTTCCCAAAACTCAAAGATATATTTGAATCAATAAATGTTTAGCTACTATCTAGTGGCTTTTTTTGTTCCCTTAGACCTGCTCGGAAGTCTCAAAAAGACGAACTCAAAGCGGGAGTTGCCGCTCTAAAAACACTTAGGAGGAATTTATTATGAAAAAAGAAGATTTAATTGAGCAAGGATTAACTGAAGACCAAGCTAAATTTGTAATGGCCGAGCATGGGAAAACAGTTACAACCTTGAATAGTCAAATCACAACGTTACAACAGTCAGAAACAGAGTTAAAGAATCAAGTCAACAAACGTGACGATGATCTGAAAAAAATTCAGAAAGATAACTCTGATAATGATGCATTGAAGCAACAAATTAAAGACTTACAGAAGGAAAATTCAGATCAAGAAGCGAAGTATCAAGAGCAGTTAGTTGCTCTTCAAAAAACAACAGCATTAAATGCTTTGTTGTCTGAATCAAAAGCGAAAAATCCTAAAGCAGTTGCTGCCTTGCTAGATAATGAAAAAATTATCTTTAAAGACGGTGAACTTTCAGGCGTTAAAGAACAAATTGAAGAACTTAAAAAGTCGGACGCTTATTTATTTGATTTAGGTACAAAACCTTCTAGTTATAATCCAGCGGCTGGAAAAACTAGCTTCGGTACAGATGATTTTACAATTGCTGCTAAAGAAAAAGGCTTCAACATGACTGAATTTTTAAAATCTAAAACAGAGGAGAATGAATAAGAATGAACAATGAAATCACACAATTACTTGATGTCATCACACCTGAAATTTTTAACCAGTACATGGATATCCACACCAAAGAAAAATCAGCTTTAGTGCAGTCAGGTGTCGCTGTCGCAGACGAACGAGTATCACAAAATATTACATCAGGCGGGTTGCTAGTTAATATGCCTTTCTGGAATGACTTAACTGGTGATGATGAAGTACTAGGTGACGGAGACAAGGCACTTAAAACTGGTAAAATCACAGCAGGCGCAGATATTGCAGCTGTTCTTTATCGTGGACGTGGTTGGTCTGTAAATGAATTAGCTGCAGTTATTTCGGGTGATGATCCAATGGGTGCCTTAATGGGGAAAATTGGTAATTACTGGTTACGACGTGAGCAACAAATTTTAATTTCTGTATTGAATGGTTTGTTCGCTCAATCAACTGGAACTGGGGAAACAGCAACTCCAGCAGGTCAATTAGCGACTACACATTTAAATGACCAAAAAACTAAAGCAGTAGATTCATTAATGTTACTTGACACTAAACAGCTTCTGGGTGACGCTGCAGAACAATTATCTTTATTGATTATGCACTCTGCAATCTATACTAGCTTACAAAAATTAGATTTAATTGACTTTATTACGCCGTCTGACGGTGGTCAACGTATTCCAATTTACCAAGGGTATCAAGTTGTTGTGGATGATGGTGTTCCAGTAACAGGAACGACACCAGCTAACAAAGTTTACACAACTTACTTGTTTGCAGCTGGTTCTATTGGTCGTAACTCAGGCAATCCAACACAGTTAACTACTTTTGAAACGGCTCGAGAAGCTGCCAAAGGAAATGACCAAGTGTTCACTCGTCGAGCTATCACAATGCACCCTTATGGAATCAAGTGGACTGATAATTTACGTGAGGAAGGGAACATCACACCAACCAACGTAGATTTAGCCAATCCGTCAAACTGGAAAAAAGTATATGAAGATAAAGCATTAGGAATTGTGGCATTAAATTGTAAAGCTTTAGTGTAGGTGGTTGTTATGGACGAACTAAAAAAACGTCTTCTTGAAAAACTAAGAAAAGCAAAAGGCATCGCAAATGAAGTAACTTCATCTGATGATGTCTTTTCTTTTGCAATTGAAACAGCAATCTATGATGTGCTTAATTATTGCCATTTTTCTATCGAAGAGTGGCCAACAGAGATTGATAACACAGTTATCTTGATGGTTATTGACTTACTCAATGAAACGTCATTAACTTTGAACGCTTCTGAAACAGAAGGTGAAGTCAAGTCATTGACTGAAGGTGATTTTTCTATAAGTAAAGAAACGAAAGCAGAAGCTTATCAAAAAATTATGAGTGCCCCTAGCTTTTCAAAAAACTATAAAAGAACACTTAATAATTTTCGACGATTAAAGAGGTGAGTCTATGGGGATTTATGACTTAGCCAAGAAAGAGTTTGAAAAACACTATGATAGCTTATTGACCATTCAAGAAAACAAACCTAAGAAACAAGGAGCTATAACAAAACCAGTGTGGCAAACTATTGTTGAAAATGAACCTTGTAGAATCAGTCAAAAACAGTTGAATCCAAGTACTTCTGGAGAAACAACAAATGAAAATTATCTTACTACTTTGTTTTGTAGTCCAAGTGTTGATGTAAAGGCAGGTAGTCGTATTTTAATTACTGACATACATGGTGTTACAAAAAAATATAAACGCTCATCAGAAGGATTCTCTAGTTATCATACACATCAAGAAGTAGTCATAGTAAGGGATGTGGTTGTTTGAGTAATGATGGTTTCTACTATGAAGAATTTCTTGAATTTGCTCAAAATTTCCATAAAACGTTGCAAGAAGAAAACTTTATTTTCGATGTAATGAATCAATTAGGGAACATAATGATACGTGAAGTGAAACAAAGAACGCCTGTTGGTAAATATGACGGCAAGGTTTTCTTTGTTAGTGATGGAAAACTTTTGGTTTTTGATGGCGGAGGAACAACCAAGACTGGAGGAACTCTTCGTCGTAATTGGATTCTTGAAAGTGTAACTAAAGAAGGTGACAGCTATGTTGTTACTATTACAAACAACACTGAATATGCTTCATTTGTTGAAGAAGGGCATAGAAAAGCTACAGGTAGTGGCTGGGTAGAAGGCCAATTTTTCATGAAGCTAACCATGGAAGATGTAATGAATCAATTACCTAAAATTGTTGGTCCAGCATTTGAAGATTATTTGAGGAGGTTTGGTTTTGATTGATGTAACCTTAAATATTGCTAACCAGTTAGCTGAAATTGTTCCAGATGCAATCATCTATCGGGAACAGCAAGAACAATCATTTGAAGAGCCTTCTTTTTATATTTATGAAATTCAAAGTAATTCAAAAGATGAACTCATGGATTATCAAATGCGTTCACACCTTTATTGTGTTGTTTGGTTTCCAGATTCTTCTCTTGATGATCCAGGAGTTAAGGAACAATGTGAAAACATGCGTCAGAAGCTGTTAGACGAATTCTCTTTCATTGATGGTTTACAAGTTAAAGTATTAAATAAAGAAGCTAAAATCAACGAAAATACGCTGAATTTAACTTTTAAAATACGTTATCGAGTAACCAAACCACAAGAAAATAATCAGCTTAAAGAATTACAAACAAATGGAGGGCTAAAAAATGGTTAAGCAAGAAGTTAAGAAAGCTAAAACAGAAAATAAACCAGCTGTTTTCGCTGTAGAGGATATTTTAACCTCTGAAAGTTTTAACAAAGTAGAAAAAGACTTCTTGAATGCTTTTTTAGATAAATCTAAAAAATATAGCATTGAAGAAGCGAAAGGAATTTTAACTAAAAAATTAAAAGGAGCTGTTAAGTAATGGCAGGTGGAACATGGCAAAAACAAAATAAAGTTCGTCCAGGTGCGTATATCAATGTGAAGTCAACAGGGCAAGTAAAAGTAACGGAATCATCAAAAGGTGTCGTTACTTTACCATTGGTATTAGATTTTGGACCCGATAAAGTGATTAAAATTGAAAATGAAAAAGATGCTGCGGTTTTAGGATATGAACTGTCTGATCCTAAATTATTATTAGTTAAAGAAGCCTTGAAACAAGCAAAAACCGTTTTGGTTTATTGTGTTGGCGGTGGAACTAAAGCTACCGCAAAAGAAGGCGGTCTTACTATTACAGCTGTTAATCCTGGTAGCCGAGGAAATCAGATTAATGTTGTTTCCAAAGAAAAAGTAGATGAAGAAGGCGCATTTGAAGTATCTACATTTATTGAAGGACAGCCATCTGAAGTTCAAACAGTAAAAAATATTGAAGAATTAGAAGCAACTAATTTAGTTTCATTTTCTGGGAAAGGTGCATTAACGGCATTTTCAGTTCGTTTATCTGGTGGTACAGACACAACTGCTACAGCGGAAGATTATGCTACGTATTTTGAGAAAATCCAAGTCTATGATTTTAATACAATGGCATTACCAGTTGAAGATGAATCAGTAAAAATTGCAGCGGCTTCTTTCGTTAAACGTTTACGAGATGAAGAAGGCAAAAAATGCCAGTTAGTTGTTGCAAATTATGATGCAGATCATGAATCTGTAATTAACGTTAAAAATGGCGTTATTTTAGAAGATGGGACAGTGATTTCTAAAGAACAAGCAACAGCTTGGGTTGCAGGGGCAACTGCAGGTGCAGGCGTGGCCACTTCTTTAACTTATAAAAAATACGATGGTGCTGTAGATGTCACAGAACGGTTCTTAAATACCGAGATTATTGAATCTTTACAAAAAGGTGAATTCATTTTTATTGAAAAACGTGGTGAAGTTGTGATTGAAAAAGATATTAACTCATTACACACGTTCGAACCTGAAAAAGGGAAAGAATTTGCTAAAAACCGTGTTTTACGTGTCTTAGATGATATTGCAAATACAACTAAACAAGCTTTTGAAGATAATTTCATTGGTAAAGTAAATAGTGATAAAGATGGTCGGGAAATGTTCAAGGCTAACCGTATTGCTTATTTTGATTCATTACAAGCAGCAGGAGCAATCACTGACTTCAAAGCAGATGATGTCGAAGTCATTGAAGGTAATGAACGTGATTCTATTGTATTGAATGTAGCAATTCAACCAGTAGATGCTTTAGAAAAACTATATATGACAGTACAAGTTGTCTAAAAATTGTTAGGAGGAAATTAGAATGAGCTTTTTAAATGCAGGAGATGTAATTTCAGGTCGTGAAGGTACTGCTTTCATGACTATTGACGGTCGAAATGTACCAATGTTTTTCCTTAAAAATATTGAAGCCACTGTTGAATTAGTTAAAACCGAGGTTCCAGTGTTAGGAAAACGAATGAATCAGCAAAAAGTTACTGGAGCTAACGGTACTGGCTCTATGACGATTCACAAAGTAACAAGTGAATTTGCGCAAATCGGAATTAACTATTTAAAATCAGGTAAGATTCCAATGATTACAATTAAAGTAACGAATGAAGATCCAGCCTCTACTATTGGCCGTCAGTCAACGTTGTTAAAAGATGTGATTTTTGATTCAGTGGTAATTGCAAAATTAGATATTGAATCCGAAACGTTAGATGAAGATGTTGATTTCACCTTTGCTGATGCAGATTTATTAGACATGTTTACTACACCAAAATTAGGATAAAAACTAACGGCTGTCTTACTACAAGATAGCCGTTTTTATTAAATACAAATTTGGAGGAATTTATAATGAATATCAAAGATTTTATGTTGGAAGTAACTGGAGAAGAAAAAGAAGTTAAATTGGAACGCTTTAAAACACCATTTGTTTTAGAATCAATTTCAGAAACAGAAAATGACCGTGTTAAGAAAAATGCCACAACTACTCGACGTAGTAAATCTGGAAATTTAGTAAAAGACCTTGATACAGATAAATACGGAGCTTTATTGTTAGCACGTTGTATTAAGTCACCAGACTTAAATAATGCTGAACTCCAAGCCTTTTATGGAACAGAAGGAGATGCGCCAGCAACGTTAAAAGCTATGTTATTAGCTGGTGAGTATGCCACATTAACAAAAGAAGTTTTAGAATTAAATGGATTTAACGAAGATGAAGAAACACTTGTTGAAGATGTAAAAAAATAATGCAAGATGGTAGTTCTGGTGAGTTTTGGTATGCGTATCATGCATACCATGCTAACGGAATGCTACCGTCCACGTTTTCTTTATTACCAAAAAAAGAAAAGGCTATGCTGATGGCATTTATTGACATGAAGGCAGAAGCTGAAGAAAAAGAAGCAAAGAAGATTAAAACTAAAACGAGGAGACGGTGATTAGATGGCGTCGTTAGAAGCTAGTTTACGCTTACGCGACCAATTCACCAATGTTCTCAGTAAAATAGATAATAGTCTTAAAAAGACAACTCAATCTATGGAAGATTTTAAACAAAAAACAACAGGACCTGCCCAGGCTTTAAGTAAATTAGGTTCAATCGCACAAGCTTCTGTAAGCAAATTGAATTCTGGTTTAAGAACAGGACTTACTGCAGCTACAAATGTTGTGAAATCTTCGATTGAAAGAATTTTATCTATTTTTGGGAACTTCGGGAATCAGATTTCGCAAAAGCTTAATTTACAAGGATTTACTTCAAAAATTGGTGCTGCATTTAGTGGTGTAAAAAGTAAAATTACGGCTATGTCCTCTGCAGTTGGTGGGGCAATGTCGACAATGAAAGGGAAGATATCTGCTGGTTTTTCTGGTGTGGTATCTGCTGTTTCATCGGGAACTAAAAAAATTGGTGGATTTCTAAAACAATCTGGTAATGCCTTTAAAGAATACGGCAATGATGTTAAAAATTCGTTGGATAAAATTAAAAGTTCAGCGACATCAGCTACTAGTGGTTTTAAGTCTATGGTTGCAGCAATTGGGGTAACTAAAGCGATTGGTGCAGGTATTAATGTTGTTAAAAGTTCCATGGATGGAGCTATTAATCGTTTTGATACATTAAACCAATTCCCTAAAATGATGCAGGCTATTGGGTTTTCTTTTGAAGATGCTGCAAAATCCAAAGATGCCTTAGTAACTGGTATTGATGGATTGCCAACAACACTAGGTGATGTTGTAAGTACGACACAACGTATTGCCACACTAACTCGTGATTTAGATGGTGCTACCAAAACTACTATTTCATTGAACAATGCTTTCTTAGCTTCGGGTTCATCTTCAGAAGATGCTTCACGTGGTTTAGAGCAATACGTTCAAATGTTGTCACGTGGTGAAGTAGATATGCAATCTTGGCGCTCATTACAGGAGACAATGGGACCAGCTTTGTACGATCTTGCAACAGCATTTGGTTTTGCAGGTAAAACGGCACAAAATGATTTGTACGATGCTTTAAAAGAAGGCACCATCACATTTGACCAATTCAATGATAAATTAATTGAGTTTTACAACACAGGAACTGATGGGGCAAAACGTGCTTTAATTGGTTCTGAAGGTATTAAAACAAGTTTCAAAAATATTAGAACCGCTGTAACAAATGGAGTGGAAGGTTCTATCAGAAAAATTGATTCACTTGTTGAAAAAATTTCTGGTAAAAATATTGCACAACAATTTGACGGTATTAAACAAAAAGTAAAAGACGTATTCACGGCTATTAACGGAAATGACCAACAAGCTGGGTGGTTAGACAAATTACCTGGCTTAGTACAAAAAGTAACACCGTACGTCGATGTTCTAAAAAATTCGTTTAAAGATATGAAACAACCAATATCCGATGCATTTGGTGCTGTTAAAAAAAGTCTGGCCAAATTAACAGGTAGTTTTGGCAGTGAAAAAAGTGTAGCAGGGTTTAAAGGATTCATGGACACTATTACTGAATCAGTTTCTAAGTTGGCTGGATTTGTTGAAAAACATTCTGATTCAATAGCTAAACTAATTTCAATGTTACCTAAATTAGCATTAGCATTTGCAGGATTTAAAATTGGAAAAGGGATACTTTCTCCTTTATTTGGATTTAGTTCAGCTATTTTAGGAATAACAAAAGCAACTGGAAAATTGGGTGGGAATCTCGGAAAAGCATTTTTCGGATTATTTAAGAAAATGCCTAAAAAAACCCCTACTAGCCCTTTTTCTGATCCTAAAGGAAAAGGGAACCCATTGAGCCCGCTCACAACTTTTTTAGATACGATGAATGGTTTTGCCAAAGGAGCTTCTGGTATTGCCTTGGCATTTGGTGTCATCAAATTAATTCAGCATGGTGCACAAGCATTAAAAGAAGTGAATGAAAAGGTTCCAGATGACTTATCATCTATGGGCAAGAAGTTTGCAAACATGGGTATTGCTTTATCTGGTATGAGTATTCTTGTTAATTCACTGGGGAAAATGGCCTCTAGAAATCCAAGAAAAGCAATTGCTGGTTTAGCATTTATGACCGCTATTTCAGGGGAATTAATGTTAGCAGCAGAAGCAATGAAACAAATCTCAAATAAAGTGCCAGATGATATTGGCAAGTTTTCTTCTAAAATGGCTAATATGGGTATTGCCCTAAGTAGCTTATCTGTTTTAACAGGGATTGCAGGTTTAATTGCTTCAAAAAATCCTAAGGCTGCAATTTCTGGGTTAATGTTTATAGCTGCAATTTCAGGAGAACTTATGCTTGCAGCCGAAGCAATGGATAAAATAAATGAAAAAGTTCCAAATAACATAGATAGTTTTGCTCCTAAGATGGCCAACATGGGTATTGCTTTAAGTGGTATGTCTGTGCTGGTTGGTATTGTTGGAAAATTATCATCTATGAATCCAACAGCCGCAATTGCTGGTTTATTAGTTGTTGCTACTATTTCAGGAGAATTAATGTTAGCTGCGGAAGCAATGAAACAAGTTAATGATAAAATTCCTGATGATATTGGCAATTTTTCATCTAAAGTAGCTAATATGTCTATTGCCATTGGTGCTATGAGTGGATTAATAGCTGTTGTTGGCGGTTTAGTTGCCACTGGTATTGGTGGTGCAGTAGCAATTGGGGGGTTAGCTACAATTGCAGCCGTTGCCTTTGAACTAATGCTAGTATCTGAAGCTATTCAACAAATGAATGATAAAGTGCCAGATGATTTTTCTTCGGTTAAAACAAAAATTGATAGTATCGCAGAAGTCATTGGTTATTTTACGAATGCTAACTTGGGCAATTTATTTAGTCTTTTTGAAAATACCGTAGGAGCATTAAATACCGCAGTTGTTGTTATTGGAATTGGTAAATTAATAGAAGTTGCTAATGCATTAACAGAGCTTGATTCGATCCAAATACCAACAGGTATTGAAACCAAGATAATGAGTATTCAAAAAGTCATCAGTTCTATTAAAAACACAGGGTTAAAAGACTTAATAAACACTGCTTTCAGCGGAATTGATTTCAGTCTGGCTATAACAGCCTTTAAAAAATTAGGCGAAGTAGGCAAAGAAGTAAATAACTTAAGTTCAATAACTTTTGACTATGATACGGCTATTGAAAATATCAATAAAGTAAAGAAATTGGTTCAGAAAATCGGGGATGGCGATGATAGTTTATTCGGAAAAATAAAAAATATTATTGGAAAATCTTTTGACAGTAGTTCGTTTGATAAAGCCAATGAATGTTTCCAAAGCATAGTTTCAATTGCAAATAGCGCTGCACAATTAACTATGATTCCTCTCAATGTTGAAACAGCAATGAGCAAAGTTGAAAATATTAATCAACTTATTAGCAAGTTAGATGGAGGAAGTTTATCTAAAATTATTGGTTCCATGATAAAATCCTCAGAACTAGAAAAAGTTAAGGACGTTTTAGATTCAATGGTAGCTTTGATACAGCCTATTAATCTTATTGGAAATGCTGACATGTTTCCTGTGACTGCTGGATTGAAAATTGAACAGATTAATCAAATGTTAGAAAAACTAGGAGATCCTAGTCTTGTAAAATATATCGGGTCAATGATTAAAAAAGCTGAACTTGATGAAGTTAAAGGTGCTTTAGATGCCATTGTTCAATTAATAGGACCAATCAACCAAATTGCACAGTCCGATATACAACCATTGACAGCGGCAACTAAAATAGAAGGTGTGGGTTTGGTTGTAGAAGCATTAGGTACCTCAAATATTGTAGAATATTTCGGTACTATGCTAAAAGGACCGCAGTTAGGAGAGGTCAAAGGAGCTTTAATATCTTTGATTGAGTTAATAGGACCGTTGAATCAATTTGCAAGTCAAGAAATTAAATCTGCTGAGGCTGTAAATAAAGTAAATGATATTGCGACTGTTGTAGAAGCTATTGGTAATGCTTCTTTATTAGATTTGGCTCAAGGAAAAATAAACGTTAATGGAATCGATGGCATTAGAGAAACTATAGCTAAAATGTCAGAGGTTAGAGATGCGATAAATAACTTTGCATCTGTATCTGTAAATGTAGAAGCTGTGAAGAGCGCTGTGGAACAAATTAAAGATGTTATTACAAGACTAAACGAAATGCCTGAAATTACTGGTGTTCCAGGAATGCAAGCAATGATTAGTACGTTTAACCAATTGGCTTCTGAATTGCAAAGTTTTATTGGTGTCGCACAAGTTAGTATTTCAGGATTAATGTCTGTATCTACAGCATTTAATGCAAGTATGCAGATTATACAGACCAGCGTTCAAATAGCTATGAACGCCGTGAAAATGGCGGCTGTCACTGGAATGGCTGCATTTACAGCTGCTATCTTAGCAGGAATGGCAAGCGCAGCTGCAGCAGCAAGTTCAGGTGTCGGACAAATAGTATCAGCTTTTAACGGGTTACAATCACAGCTATATTCTGCTGGCTCATTTGCCATGGCAGGATTAACTAATGGTATTAATGCAGGGGCTGCTTCTGCTATTGCAGCAGCTGAATCAGTAGCGAATAGAGTTGCATCTACTGTTAAAAAAGCTTTAGATATTCATAGTCCTTCAAGAGTAGCATTTGCGTTAGGCGATTTCTTCTCGCAAGGTTTAGCAGGTGGTATCTTGTCAGCTGTATCGTTAGTTGAAAATGCAAGCAATACATTAGCTACTGCAGCGATTCCAAATCAATTAGCAAATATTTCTACTTCTGGAAATATAACAAGTACAGTTCATCTTGATGATACGGAAATTTCTAGACTTCAAACATCTGCAAATCAGAAAGTGGTTGTAAATAACAATCAAGTAGTACCACAGGTAGCTATTCATGTTGAGAATAATGGAACTGGTCCAATTGATACAGAAGCATTATTAGAAGAATTTGAAGATAAAATTATTGAATTAATTGATTCAGATTTAAATTAGGAGGGATATAGTGGCGATTCAATTTTATTTAGAAGTGGAAGGAAAGCGACATATCCTTCCAGTCAATCCAGGAGAAATTAAATTAACTACAGGATCAAATAATACTGTCACAGAAGTTGTTAAATTAGGAGATATAAATAGTTTTGGAGGGCGTTCATTAGTTGAAACGTCCTTTAAATCTATTTTCCCTAAAAATACAAAAGCAAGTTATATTAATCCAAATTCAAAAAAACAGACACCTCAAAATTGGGTGAAAGTATTTGAAGATGCAAAGAATAAAAATCAGCGTGTTCGATTGATTGTTACGGATTGTGGAATTAATATTTTAACGGCTATTGAAAAGTTTGAGTGGGGTTATCTCGATGCCAGCGAAGATATTGAATATTCAATTGAATTGAAAGAGTATCGGAATCATGCGGCTAAATATGTTAAAACAGTTAAAAAGAAGGTTTCTCCTACGCCAAGACCAAAGCCGCCTAATAATAAACCAATTACACCTGGCTGTGAAGTTATTGTTAATGGTCAATTGCACAGAGATTCATGGGGGGCAGGTCCTGGTGTAATCGAACAAAACGCAAGAAGAATTGTAAACTTCATTAATCCAGAAAAACAATGTCCATATCACGTTACACTTCTTGACGGTGGTTGGCGTGGTTGGGTTACACCAGGAAGTGTGAGACGGGTATGAAAATACAAATTCTTGAAACATCTATGCAAAACAGAGAACAATATGATATTTCAGAAATTTGTACTCCTCCAGTATGGAATACATCTATTGAATCACAACCTGGAAGTTTACAATTTGAAATGTTAGATGATTCTAAAGTTTTCTTACGAAATGGTGATATTATTGAAATGAAAATTGATGGAAAACTTTATTTTAAAGGTAAAGTGTTCAGTCGTACAAAAAGCAAAAATCGCCAATGGAAAATAACGGCTTATGATTCAACTAGATATTTAAAAAATGAAGATACATTAGTATTTAATGCATCTTCTGCATCTAGCAGATTTAGAACAATATGCCAAACACAGGGAATACCGCATAAGATTTTAGATAATGTTAACTACAATTGTGCAGCAGTAGTTGAAGATAAACATACGTATTACTCAATGTTAGAAGATGCTCTTGAAGAAACACGAAAAAATTATAAAGTTCGTTATGGATTCTGGGATAATGCTGGAACACTTGAATTTTTTAATTTTAATCGTATGATAACTAAATTGGTTATAGGCGACAACTCTTTAATGACTGATTATGATTATGAAGCTTCAATAGATGATGCGGCTAATTCCGTTAAAGTAATGAGAGAAGATAAAGAAAAAGGAAAACGAGAAATATTTGTCGCACAAAATGCTGCAAATATCGAAACGTGGGGGAAATTACAAATAGTTGAAACAGTTAGTGATGCAGATTTAAATAGTTCCCAATTGCAACAACAAGCCAATGTATTATTAGGAGAAAAAAATAAAGAAACTAGAACTATTTCAATCGATGCCTTGGGAAATCTTGGCATTCGAGCTGGTAATAGTTTTATTTTGCGAATATCAGACTTGAACCGTGATAATTTAGGTAAGGATAATTTAGCGCTTGTTAAAACCTGCAAACATAATTTTAAAGATGGCCATAGTATGAATTTAAAAGTAGAGGTGGTGGCATAATGGCTGGAGAACGTTTAGCAAATCAAATAAAAAAATCTAGAGTAAAAGATAGTGAATTATCTGATTTAGTTTATGGCCAAGTTGTAAACATTGCACCTCTAAAAATCCAAGTGGAAAATCGTTTTGAAATTAGTACTCCATTTATTGAATTATCACAAATGGTTAAAAATTTAACAGTGACATTTTCAGTGGATGGAAAGCAAGGAACAGCCAATATTTTTCGAGATTTGGTTGTAGGTGATAAAGTTCGTATGCTTAGAGCTCAAAAATCTCAAAAGTACTATGTTTTAGAGAGGGTGTAATATATGGATGAAGAAATTTTTAATGAAGAAGTAATCCTTACGCCTTCAAAAACATATAAAGTTACGAATGGAAGAATTATTGGTTTTATAGATAATTTAGGTGCAATGAGTCAATTTGTAGATAAAACATTATCCACGCCAAGATTCACACATTTGATTTATACCGATAGTTACGGAACAGAATTAGAAGACCTTATCGGCGAAAATATGGACCTAGCAAAAGCTGAACTCGAAAGAATTATTACAGAGGCACTTATTATTGATGAACGTGTTTCATCTATTAATAATTTTGAAATAGTTGAGGTGAACAGGAGTTCATTATTAGTAAAATTTGTCGTAACTACTGTTTTTGGTAATGTTCCTGTAGAAAAAGAGGTGACAATATGATTTCTTATAATTTAGAGGAAGTTGGCAGTTACTTAGAAAAATATGATTATGAATACTTTTTAAATGCTGCCTTAGAAAAAGTCCCTGAAGGAATCGATACTAGAGAAGGATCGATTATTTATGATGCAATAGCACCACTTTGTTATCAACTAGCCAGTTCAACACTTCAATTAAAAAATGTGTTACTGGAAACATTTACACAAACAGCAACCGGCAGATATTTAGATTTACGTGCAGAAGAACATGGTATTAAGAGAATTGGAGCAACTGCTGCTATTGCAAAAGCAAAATTCACTTCTGAGCAAGGGGAAACATTAAGGTTGGTTGAAGGTAATCGATTTACGACAACAGGAGATAATCCAATTTATTTTTCAATTCTAAAAGATTTGGGAAACGGCTATTACTCAATGATTGCAGAAACAAAGGGTGCTAGAGGGAACGAATACATTGGACCAATTTTACCAATTGATCACTATAATTCCTTAGCATCTGCTGAAATAGTGGAAATTATCATTCCAGCAAGAGATGAAGAGTCTGATGATAGTTTAAGAGACAGAATTCTAAAAACATACCAAATCAATGATTTTGGTGGAAATATTGAAGATTATATCAATTTTACAACAAAAATTGATGGTGTAGGTGCTGTACAGATTTATCCAATATGGCAAGGAGGCGGAACAGTTCGTGTTGTAATTTTAAATAATTCATTTGAAATACCTTCTAAAACATTAGTTGATAAAGTACAAGAATTGATTTCACCAGTAGATACTCAAGAAGGATATGGTATTGCACCAATTGGGCATAAAGTTACAGTGGCTCCGCCGACTAAAAAAATAATTGATATTAGTTTACATGCTGATGTGATTCCAGGCACTTCCTTAGAAAATCTAAAGTCAGGAATAAATTCAAAAATAAATGAACATTTTTATGAATTACGTAGGCAATGGTCTGCTCATGACAATAGATATAAATACTCTCAAACGATTTATAGAAGTCAACTAATAGCGAAAATTATGCAGATTGAAGGAATTGCAAATATTAGTGAGGTAAAACTGAATAATTTAGACTCTGATATATCACTTCAATTGGATAATCAAAAACAAGAAATTGCATTTTCTGGGTCGGTGATATATACATGATCGATGAATTAAAAAGCTTATTGCCAGAATGGTACCACAATGTTTTAGAAATGAATGTATTGATAGGCATAGAACAACATCTTGCTGAAGAATTTTTAAATCAGCTTGAAACACTACAATCGAATCAATACGTTTCTACTGCAGATAGCAGAACTATTAGTTTATATGAGCAAATGCTTAAAATAACACCTGAATCGACGGATACGTTAGAAACAAGGAGATTCAGGGTTTTAACCAGAATGACATCTCAAGTACCTTATACTGAACGATATTTACAAGAATTATTGAGTAGTTTTGGTGAACCAGTAAAATTAACAATGTTTTATAATGAATATCGCTTGCTAATAGAAATGAATTTTGAAAAAGCTGGTCAAATTTCAGAATTAGAATATATTTTTAGTAGCATTGTACCAGCAAATATTTTAGTAGACGCTAGAAATTCGCTAAAAGGTGAAATACCTCCGAGCGAAGTTTTTTTAGCGTCTATTGCTATACCAACAGAATTAGTTGTAATTTCACAAGATGTTAAAGATGATATAGCAATTGATTCAGCTCAAAGAACAGGTCATGCAATAACTAATTATCAAATTATAGAAATTAAGTGAGGAGGTAAAAGGATTGGAATTTAACAAATCAGTTGTTACAAACCAAGGTCGAGAATTAATGGCCAAATTATTATCAAAAAAAGCAACTACAGAATTTACACAAGTTGCCATCAGTTCTACTGAATATCAAGATAGCCAATTAGAAGAGTTGACAGTTTTAAGTAACATAAAACAAACGTCTAAAGCACAAGCATATAGCAACAATAAGACCACTGTTTCAGCTACAGCAGCTATCAACAATGAAGGTCTTACTGAGGGCTATTATATAAATACAGTTGGATTATATGCAACAGATCCTGACAAAGGAGAAATCTTGTATTCTGTTTCTACTGCGAAAGTGAATGGGTATATGCCACCCGATATTGGTGTGAGTAAATCAGGTTTTAGTTTCACTATTTACACAGAAGTAGGAAATGCAGAACAAGTTGACGTAACTGTTGATCCCTCGGGTTATGCTAATAAAAGTGATATTCAAATTTTGTCAGAGAGAATTACTAAAAATGAACATGACTCTGAAGAAAAATTCATTCCTAAACTATCCGCTGAAAAGGGCTTATTTGTTATAAAAAATTCTGAGATATTAGATTTAAATGATGCTAAAGAACCTGGCATATATTCGATTCCAGCTACGGGGGTGGAAAACAAGCCATTACCTAACTCTGGAAGTTTGTTCGTTAGTAAAGACCCAGGAGGAGTCAGACAACTATTTCAAACGGAAAGGACTATCGTTATTCGTCAATTTGGTGGGATTCCTTCGAAATGGACTGATTGGAAAGAAGTGGCATTTAAAACGAATGTTGTGAATTTAACTGAGCCTCAGCGTATAGGAGGAACTAAAGAATTCGCGGATATTCCGTTAGTAAATGGTACAGAAATAGCTTTGAAAGAAGACGTATTTTTTTATCAAAAGACTGGTCTTGATGAAGTTGAAACAGCCTATAAAGATTCATTTAAGGAAGAAACAAATATGTTTCTTATACGAAAAGGGAACAGAGTTGATGCCTATATACGGGTTAACGTACTAGATGTTACTAAACTAAAAACTGTTTTTGTTTCTATTTTTAAAATTCCAGATGGATTTAAAATTGATCTTAGCATGAGGGAAAGTTTTTGGAATGTTCCATTGACAGTAACTCAGTATACGTACCCGCAAGGCAATTATGGTGCGTTATATGAGATGGACGCGAAAGGAATCCGATTCGGAAGTGATCGCCTTGGTAATCATTATTTACACGGAAGTTGGCATACCAATGATCCAAAACCAGATACAAAATTTAAGTACATGCTCTATGTAAATTTTTATAAATTAAGTGAGGGAAGGGACTTTGTTTCAGGTTCATACAAAGGAGAAATTCATTATGTAGCTGTTGAAATTGATGGACAGTTAGGAGAAAAAGCAAAAGTATCTGATGGTTTTTATAAGTATACAGTAGGCTCTAAAATAAATAAGGCTTCACAAAATGCGTGGGTGATTGGATATGACAAGTCAGGAACAGAAATAACTAGAAGCAAAATAAAAATATTATCGTGAGTGAGGAGAAAATAAATGAAAAAAATTTGGCGATTTGGACGTACTGGCGGACAAGAATTAGAAGTATCAAAAGATTTTCCCGTTCAGTTTCCATTTACAGAAATTCCACCTTTAGAAACTGTTGACTTAAGCCAACAGTTTTTTATCCCTAGCGAAGGACGTTGGAAAGAAATTATGAATCAATTGGATAGAGAAAATCTAGACAATCTTAGTGTTCTTTATTCAAATTTAGAAAAAGAAAATGAAGCTATTAAAGTTAAATCAAATGAGTTAGGGCAACTAAATGGAAAATTAATGCTATCAGCAATGAATCTGCAGAGAGAGAACACAGAGTTAAAAGAAAAATCTGATAGCTTGGCTAAATTAAATTCAAAATCTATGCTTATGATTGCTGCCCATGATAAAGAAATCAAGGAAATTAATGAAAAATTGGAAGGAGGTGCTGAATAATGTTATTTACTTTTGATGACATCAAAATGATGTTTGATTGGGGTTGTTTCACTCCTGAACAAGTGATGGAATTTGTGCCGCTATGTATTACAGAAGATGAAATGAAAGAAATTGTTGGAAAGTAGGGAGTATGTTGGAAGAGTTTGTCAAAGGATTGTTAACAAATCCAGAGCAAATTTCGTTTGCAGTGTTATTCGTAGGTTTGCTTTTTTGGGTTATGAAACAAAATAATGATCGTGAACAAAATTATCAAAAAACAATTGATAAATTAGCCGACTCATTAAAAGATGTTGAATCAATTAAAACTACCGTTGAAAAAATCAACGAGAAACTCAACTAAGGTATAGCATGATGCTATGCCTTTTTATTTAGGAGGAAAACATGAAAAAATCAATTAAATTATTATTGACTTTAGTATTATTAGTAAACTTTGTACCAGTTGGGGTAAATGCTTATCAAGTTGAACAAGATCCTATCGATTTTGGTGGATATTTCCCAGGCTATGCGACTAATGAATTAATTGTATTACATGAGTCAGGAAATGGAAATAATGTTGGTTCAAACAGTTTAGATAATGAAACAGCATATATGAAACGAAATTGGCAAAATGCGTATGTTTCATATTTTGTTGGTTCTGGTGGTCGAGTGAAACAGTTAGCGCCAGCTGGTCAAATCCAGTGGGGCGCAGGACCAACAGCGAATGCAAAAGCCTATGCTCAAATCGAATTAGCTAGAACGAATAACAAAGAAACGTTCAAGAAAGACTATGCAGCCTATGTTAACTTGATTCGTGATTTAGCAACTCAAATCGGAGCAACATTTGACTTAGACGATGGTACAGGATACGGAATTGTATCGCATGATTGGGTATCTAAAACTTGGTGGGGAGATCACACCGACCCTTATGGTTATTTAGCAAGTTGGGGAATTAGCAAAGCACAATTAGCGCAAGACTTACAAACTGGGTTACCCGAAGATGGTCATGATGTTATCGTAAATCCTGGCAAACCAAATAAACCAAAGTATAAAGTAGGGCATAATGTTCGCTTTACAACGATCTATAAAAACCCAGATGCGCCAATCGAACAACACATTAATGCAGATACTTTATGGACTCAGGTTGGTACAATCACACAGAAATTAGACGGTCGTAAAAATTTATATCGTATTGAAAATAGCGGAAAATTATTAGGTTATGCGAACGATGGCGATATTGCTGAATTATGGGAAAATAGCAAACCAAAACCTGCTAAAATTTTTACTATCGGTGTAAATGAAGGGATTGTGTTACGTACTGGATCACCTAGTTTGCATTCGCCAGTTTACGGCGTGTGGCCAAAAGGTGCACAATTTAGATATGATTCTGTTCATGTGGCAGACGGCTATGTTTGGCTAGGTGGAACAGATTCAAACGGAACAAGAATTTACATTCCTGTTGGACCAAACGATGGAGATCCTTCTAACACGTGGGGAACAGGTTATTAAATAAATATCAAAAAGCCAGACATCTATTTTTATAGGTGTCTGGCTTTTTTTATTTGTTCTATGATAAAATAAATTGATAAATATTTGGAGGTATAATAATGAAAAAAGTTTTATTGGGTGCGTTATTAGTGATTAGTCTTAGTTTAGTAGGATGTTCAAATTCTGATTCAGAAAAACAAGCAAAAACAATTGATTCTTTGGAAAAAGTTGTCAAGCAACAAAAAAGCACGATTGATTCTTTAACTAAAGAACAGGGTTCTATGGCCAAACTTAAAAATGGTGAAAGTGAAACTCTTTCAGGTACAGTGGTTATAGGTGAAGATTTAGAACCAGGAGCATATGATATTACTCTTCCAGGAGAAGAGAGTGCTTCATTTTCAAAGTATGTCGATGAACAGGATAAAGAATCCAATAAGTTTGAACATGAGAGCTTACTTCCTGCTCTAAGTGATAAGAATAAATCTGATGAGTTGAAATCATATAGTTTGAAAAAAGGAAACATTTTAGAAATAAGAGGTAACCTTACCTTTACTAAGGTGAGATAAAAAGTTATTGCGCCAAATATTGTGCCAAAAAAATTTACAACGTGGGTTAACATGCAATAGAAAAAGGCAAAAAATAAGCAAAAATACATTGTGAGGATAACGTATATTTACGTAAAATGCTGTATAAATCCCTGCAGCTGGCACTACTGATAAAAGCCGTCATAGCAAGGTTTCCCCTTGTTGGTGACGGCTTTTTATTTTGTGCATTTTTACTTTGTGGGCAGAAACGTGGGCAGAGATTTTAAAAACAAAAAAATAAATAACAAATTATTCATTCAGAAATTCTGAAAAACGATCACTTGCTGTCCGTTTCGTTTCCTCTAAAGCATGTCCGTAGATATTCATAGTTGTTCTATAGTCCTTATGTCCAAGAAGTTCTTGAACCGTCTTTATTGGGATTGTAGGGTCTGCTAGAAGAAAAGATGCAGAAGTGTGTCTTAAATCATGAAAACGTATCTGACGAAGTCCTGCACGTTTTATAAATCTGTTCCAGTTTCTATAGAGTGAAGTAGGTAGTTCAAAGTTTCCTTCAGGTGCACCAAATACATACTTATGTTTAGGATCTATTCTCAGTTCTTTTCTAGCCTTTTGATTTATAGACATGAAGGTTTTCATTAATTCTAAATAACTTCGTGGCACTGGGATAGTTTTTGAATCTGAAGCTTTTAAACCATCTCGTTGTTGATATTTTTTATTTTCATCTAGTACTATCCGTTGATGAAATTGAACTGTCATGGCCGAAAAGTCAAAATCAGATTCTTCGACGGCAGCAATTTCTCCCTCACGTGCGCCTGTGATAAAAGCCGTCATGACTAAAGCTTTAGTTTTTAAATTGGCATGTTCCTCTAATGCATCTAACATTAGCTTTACTTCTTCAATAGAGTAGGGTTCTGGTGTGCCTTTCTTTTTAACTGATTCCTTCGGAAGTCTGACATCTGAAACAGGGTTATGTGTAATTATCCTATATTGATCACGAGCAACGTTAAAAACGCTACTAAGGGCATTCAAATAACGCTTCTTTGTTTTCCTAGATAACGTAGTGTTTTTTTTAGAAAGTGGTTGTGCAGCAATAACTATATCTTTAATTTGAAATGGTTTAATCTCTCGAATCTTTTTATTTTTAAATGAAGGTAAAAAACGTTTATCGATAATATCAGAATATTCACGGATTGTTCTAGGCTCTAAAATGGTTTTCGCTTCTTTTTTCCACATATTGTTATAAAAGTTCTCAAAAGTTATTGTGCTAATATCTTCGTAGCCATGTTCTTCTAACTCTTCGATCCAATCATCTAATTCAGCATATGCTTTTCTTTGACTTTTTATTTCAACTGTTTTATTTATGCGAATGGGGTTTCCGTTTTCGTTATATCCAACAGTGACTCTTAGCCGATAATTTCCGCTTTTTAAACGTTCAACGGTTCCTTTTTCAATTGCCATTGCCTATTCCTCCTGTTTTCTGGTAAAATAGGCATAGCAAATAGGCCTATTTTAGGTTTGTTTTTATAGTTGCGTCATCTCAAACTTTGGACAGGGAGAGATGGCGCTTTTTTGTTTACTTAATATTAAACAGGTACTTTGTATTTAGCAGCTTTTTCAAAAGATACTAGTGGGCTAAAATGTATTTCAATTTCGCCTGTCTGGTTTAAACCGAAGTGAGCAACACAATCCATTTCTTTCCCAGGAGCGACTGAGCCCATTGTGTTATCGTTTGGATAAGTTTCAGATTTTTTGTTGTCTGAGCCGTAAACTTCAACATCCATACCTACAGGGATATCTGAATCACCATCATTTTTTACGGTATAAGTAATTTTTATTACTTGTGCAGGTTGGTTTTCTTCAAATTGATTTCTTTCATCAGTTAATTCTACACTATTTAGTGTATATTCAGCATCACCAACTTTTACAGTGTCACCAATCTTATAGAAGGTATCGCTTTTTTCTTCTTTAGAAGATGAAGCAGAGGTTGAAGATTTAGTTACTTTTTCGCCACCATTATCACTTGCTTTATTACTATCTGATCCACCATTTAAAGCAGAACCAATAATTACAATTAAAATTACTGCTAGTATCCAAAACCAAACTCTTTTGTAGAAAGGTTTTTTTACTTTGTACGTTTTTCCATCTTGACCCATAACTTTTTTTGACATTTAAATTTTCCTCATTTCTTGTTATAATGTATTTGTGATCTCAGAAATGAGGTATGAGTCCGTGTTGCAGCACGGGCTTTTTTATTGTGCGTAAGAGTATTTTTTCTTGAAATAAGACTGGCAAACATTAAAACATTCTGTTCTTAATTTATTATTGATAGAGTAGAACTCCATGAAATTATCTAATTTAAATTGTGATTCATCTGTTAATTCATTTTCCACAAAAATGTTTAATAGAATTATAATCGCTATTTTATTAGCTTCTGTCTCAATCTTTGAATGAAAAGTAATAGAGCTATCATATAACGTTGTATATTCGTAGTGTGAAGCGATAAAATGTCCGAGCTCATGTGCTAAGTGAAAGGCTTCTGCTCTATCCTCATGTAATTTTTCGTTTAAAAATACGATTCTTGGCTTAGGGTAATAGAATCCAGATTCTTCCATTTCCATATAAACCAATTTTAAATGATAATCACTTAGCAATTCTTTTAATTTTAAATACATACCAACACCGCTCCAATTACTCGTTTTCTTCCAAAGCTTTAGCAATAGCAATTGCTTTACGCATTGTCTCCTTTGATATTTCTTTTCCATCAAATGAAAATACAGTATCGTCTTCTGATAAATCTACTTTTTTTGGAGCTTCTTTGAGTTCTCTTCCAAGAAGGTAATCTACAGATACATTAAAGTAATTAGCTAAAGTTTCTAGTCTATCTTTAGTAGGATTATCTGAAGTTTTCATACGATACAGAACATTTTTTGGCAAACCTAATTCTTCTTCGATTTGATTTAAGGATTTTCCTCTCTCTTTTGCTAATAATTTGATCCTATCAAACACTGTCATAATAACATTCTCCTTAAAATTTACAAGAAAAATAAACTTTTATGTTAAAAATACTTGCGCTTATTTAACATTAATGTTAACATAGTTCTTGTAAACAAGTTAATCAACTAAAAAGACAACAAAAAACACTATTGATAAATAAATGCTAACCGCCAAGAAAGCTATAAAATCAACGTTTTTAATGTCTTGTTTAGCTATGAACTGATTTTAACATTAATGTTAAAACAAGTCAATGAAATTTAGAAATTAGTTGATTAATTTGTTTACTAATTTAGAGAAAGGAGAAAAAACATGGCAAATATTCAAGAAACACGTCAAAAGATCTTGAATCACTTTGAGAAAAATCAATGGGAGATTCCTGATGTAGCAAGTGCTTTAGGAATTACGGAACAATATCTACGTAAAATCCTAAACAATCCAGAAAAACATCTGAAACAAATGACCGATATTATTGCTTATTACAAAATCAGATAGGAGAAGGGAGTATGACAAATTTAGCATTATTAAACCTTGACGATTTAAGGCTGCTTTTAGCGGAAAAAAGTATTCCTAACGAGATTTGGAATTCTAAACAAGCAGCAATTTTTTTGACTACTAGCGTCCCTACGCTTTTGAAAGAAGTTGAGCTGGGCAATATTCCTGGTGTACGAATCGGAAAAGATTGGAAATTTAGTTCTTTAGCACTTTATGAATATGTAGCTAGAAAGGAAGTAAAACAAAATGAACAATTTAGTAATAATGAAAGACCAACAAGCGGTAACAAGTAGTTTACAAGTTGCTGAAACGTTTAGTAAAAATCACCAACATGTTTTGCGTGACTTGGATAATTTGAAAGAGGGTGTCCAAAATTGGACAGACTTATTTTACGAAGACACTTACATTCATCCACAAAACAAACAATCCTATCGCCAAGTAATTATGAACCGTGACGGATTCACACTACTAGCAATGGGATTCACAGGTCAAAAGGCATTGCAGTTCAAACTGAAATATATTGAAGCTTTTAATCAAATGGAAAAAGAAATTCAACAGCCTAAACTTCCAACCTCGCAAAGAGAATTGGCGATGCTTGCTTTATCAGCAAATGAAGAAACAAATGAGCGTGTAGATGTAATTGAAAAAGAAGTAGCCGACTTAAAAGACAATCAAAAAATCGGTGCAGATGATTATGGCTACTTAAGTGGCATTGCAATAATGATTCTTGTAGCA